ATTGGCATTGCCCAAGGTAAGGCTTTCCGCCGTAGAGATGGAGATCGCAAATGCGCCGTCCGGTGTCTTTGCCGGGTGGCTGGGATTGGTGCGGGCAGGTTGTCATACGGACACGACTTCAAACAGTATGAACTGAGCACACTCCATGTCCGAAGGTCTCCGATATAGGCCCAAGGGAGAACTTACTAAATCACCACATGAAGGAAGCTTAGACCTATACTCACCCCAGAAATATTCTGGCGAGCCTGGCCCGGAATCAAAATTTCCCCCGTAACACGTCCACAGTAAGTTGCCTGTGTTAAACCCTGTGTTAAACCGGATGAATCCCTGCCAGGCGTTTTCCCATCGGCACAATGACACCCTATGCACCAGCACCGACTCAAGAACCTCTTCTTCCTCCAACAAATTAATCTGATAAGTCGCCGCAAACTGATCCTCGATTGCATTGTCTCCCGGAGTCAGGTTGCCGTCTCCAGTGATGAGGCAAGATTGAGTTGTTCGTGTTCCCCCGATGTATCTTGCCCATTTGGGAGTCTCGAAAATAACGCCGTCAGTCGTGTCTCCATAGCCCGTGCCTGAGCGAGACAAGCTGCCGACCCCAAGAAGGGTGATTGCGTCCGGCAAATCCGCCGCAACTAAGTCACCAGCGGCCAAAGCTGTCGCCGAATACATGCAGCAACCTCCGCAGCACTCACAAGAAACCTTCCCGTCTTTCAGGATAACCTTTCCTTCCGATAACTTGATCGTCGCCATAGCCTAGCAAGCCTCTGTCTCTATCCACTGGATTTCCCCATCAACGATTCCCAAAACATGCGTCCCCGTTGTCGGCCCTTGCAGCTTCCTTGCATTGTGGCCGTTCTTGCCTGAGACTTCTTCCGTGAGCGCGTCGGGAAGCTGCAATGTCGCAAAGACGAAGTTTTTCATAAGGTCCCCTGCCGATATTTGCATGGGTGCGCCTCCGCTTGGCCCTATCGGTTGACGAGCTTTCGCTTCAAAATCTATGGGAGGTTCGGATGGCATTTTTTATGGGTTGATTCCGTAACTCGCATACGTGGTTGAGTATTCCTCCCAGGCTCCGTAATTCGTGCGAGATATATTGCTGGCTACCCAGCCGCGCGGGTAAAAACGTGTTTGTCTTAAGATGCCATCAACAATATATAGTTGAGTGATCCCGGCAGGCTCCGATGGGATAATTGGTACAAACAAGGCTCCAGCACGAACCACCCCGGTGCTAACGATAATTTTTGTTTTTAAGAGCAGTCTTCCCAAGCTATGCGGTCGGTCAGAAATTATCCTCTCCGAAACCACATCAGTCTGCTTGTCGGTGCTCCGCCCATAGGCGGACACAAGGTAGGCCGTATGCGATGCAGAGCGGGTTTCCTGAGTCGCAGGGAAAATATAAAGCCCATCAAACGCAGGTGTATTGTCTGCCGGAAGAATGTTGCCCACCTCAACCTTGTCCCGATGGTTGTCGGTTGCCCTCCCAATCGCGCTGCGTTGCACCAGCACCAAGCCGGAAGGAAAAGTCGAAACTCGGATGTCAGGCTGCCAGACAAGGGCGGATGTGCCGTGGTAATTCATGCCGTTAATGCGCTAGTGGGAAGTTTAAGCTCGAGCTTTTCCATGAGCGTTTTGATCGAGGTGACAAGCTTAACCATGGGATCGACTGGCTCGGGCTTTTTGCCTTTCTCTGCTCCTGCTGTTTTTTTCTCTTCGGCTTGTTTATTTTTCTCAGATTCACTCTTCATCGAATCCATCCGGGCGTCGAGTTCTTCCCTTAGGGTTCCGCCCTTTGTCCGGTCGGCCAATGGGATTAACCGCTCAGCGTCAATTTGCTTTTGCCTTGCGGACTTCCCGATGTTTATGCTTTTAGTTTTTTTCGGCTGGCGACGAATTGACGGTTGATTTGCTTCCACCTTATCAACGAGATCAGCACCTCCGGCTCTGACGCCGCCGCCACCCGATTCCGTTGCTTTTGGGCCATCGGAAGCCCCGACAGCACCCTCCGATGTTGTTTTCAGATCGGCCACTTGATCGGACAAAGATTTGCCCGCCCCGCTACTTAGATCAACTCCACCAGTCGATGAGATGTCTGCAAAATTTGCAGCAATCTTGTCTGATGCGCCAACGGCAGCACCCAAACTTGCGCTAAATTCCCCGGCCAATGTCAAGCTGGCCGATTCCACATTGCTGAGAATCTCAACCCACACGCCGCCAAGCTCTGCCGCAGGGGTGTTTATTGACTGCATCTTTTTTCGCAACGCTTCCGCCTCTTCTTCCAAGCCGGAAAATAGGGGAACGGTCGTTTTCAACGCCGACGCGAATGACTCGGGAAATTCTTTTCCGGCCGCCGTGAACTGTTCTCCAATTCTCTTGCCCGCGCCAGTGAGAGAATCCTGAATTTTGTTCGCTGCGGTGTTTGCATCATTTGCTGCAATATTCAGTTGGCGCGACAATCCCTCCGTCAAAACAGACCCGGCAAATGCCTGCGCAAGGCCTCTTGATATTGCGGACACAATCTTGTTTGCCGCGAAATCAAAAAAGCCTAGCAATGTTTGCGCCAAGGCCCCATCTAGCGCAAAGATTGCGCCCATGAATTTCCCGGCAGCACTAAAGGCCGCAGTAATATTTGCATAAATTTGATTGGCAGTTTCCTTTGCTTGGAGCGAGATCGCCGAAAATGCCAAGCTGAACGCCAAGCCAAGATCGCCCGCCTTGATTGCATTGGTTGCCGCGCCGAAGCCTTCCATCGCCGTCGTTGCGCCGATAAATGCTTTCGCAAGGTCGCTTCCGATCTTCGCCGCGTCAATCCGTGACAGTGCCTCAGTGATAAAGTCGAGAGCGGGAACGATCTTCGTGAGTATGCCTGCCGCAAACTCAACAAATTTTCCCTTAATCACATTGATCTTGTCAGAGACTGCATCGAAAGCATTCGCGTTTTCGTTCATGATCGAAACCATGCTTCCAAGTTGCGCGGACGCGGTTGACATAGTGCCGCCAAAGTCGCGGAAAAGCGGAAGCAATGCACCTCCAGACCTGCCGAAAATAGCCATCGCAATCGCCGCTCGTTCTGCCGGATCGGGAATCGCGGAAATGGCCGCGCCGATCCGCTTGAATTGTTCATCTGGAGTGAGCTTTTTCAGCATCTCCATGCTCAAGCCAATTTGCGCAAAAACCTTATTCACGGGCTCACCTTTCTCATTGACTTCGGCAATGGCCTTTTGCATTTTATTGAGCGTCGTGGCAACGTCATTTGCACTGAGCCCGGTGTTCTGAAAGGCCCGCTCGAGAAGCAGCACTTCCCCGGCAAGAATTCCCGTTCTGCTCGCGGTGTCTGAAAGTCGCCCGCCCATGTCGAGAGCGTCAACGAATGATCCAATCGTTCCGGTGATGCCCTTGAATACGGCCATGACCGCGCCTAAGCCTATCGCAAGGCCCGCCCCGGCTTTAATCATGCTGCCGAAGGAATTCCCCACGGCGGATGCGGACTTACCCGCCGCAACCCCGGTGTTGCCGAGGTCGCCGTTGAACTTTTTGAGAGAGCTTGCGAGCCCCTCATCCTTCGCGCCGAATGTGACTGTTACGTCGCTCATTTTAATCCAGCCTCTTTTTTCTTGGTTGCGCGAATTGCAATATCCAGCATCTTCACGAATTTCCCGCGTGCGATATTGCCCGCAATGGTTTGTGCTTTTTTAGACAACAATTTGTCGACATAATTTAGCTTATTCGTGACGCCAATTTTGAAGCTCATTCCAGCGAGTGATTTCTCATCTACGGTGGCCACAGCCTTCCCCATATTGCGAGTCACCCATCCAGGAATTCCGCGCATTGGTTGACGCACATCGGCCTTGACGAGTGACGCGGCGACAGCCCAGCCAGCCTTGGCAAGTCCGACTTTCTTTTGCAGTTCTTTGACTAGCCGATTGCGAACGCTAATTTTCACGACGGCTTTTTGGTTTGATGGTAACTCCCGCCCCTTGCTATATCTCTTGTTGGCCTTGTGGAAGGCTCGCACCGCCCCGATGTCTGCAAGGATGTCATTACTCGGCGTCGTCAGAAAATCCTCCCCGCCTTTTTTCGCGATGAACATTTTATCGACGTGCTGATTCCACCATTTAGGATTGAGCGCGGTGAAGATTTTCGATACGTCTTTTCCAATGCGACCTTCTCCATGTGCCTTTTGTTTCGGCCAGGTCATTGCAGCAAGCTCAACGCACAGAAGCCGCGCCCCATTGCGGACAAGCTGCCCGACTTCCTTCCCGACCACGGTTTCGTATTGCTTCATTTTCTTTTGAAGCATCTTTGAATCAATCGTGATGTGAGCCTTCGCCGCCATGATATTTAGAGGCTGTCAATTTCTCTCTGCCTTGCGGACGCCCAGTAAAGCGACCGCCCTGCTATCGAGGCATGATAGTCGAGAAGGTGGAACCCGGCAGTGATGGGAAGTTCGTGCATAATAAATTCAAAGCTCCAGCCGGTTTTCTCCGCAATGTTGGCGACATATCCTGCCAGCCAATGAGGAGACCAGACTACTTTGCCCGTCTCTTTTTTTTTCCGTCGTTATTAGTGCCAGTGCAAATCTTTTCCCAATCGGATAAGCTCGCCTTGATGTCATCGGCACGTCCGAGGAGATCGGAAGGGACGACGATTTCGAGGTAGTCCAGAACGAGATCGCGGAAGCCGGATTCGTTAAAACTCGCATGAAGTGCGTCGCGATAATGCTCTTGATCCTTCGAGTGGATTAGGACATATGCCGCGATGTCGAACATCCCTGCCGTGCCGGAGAGCAGGCCGTTCTTTGTGCGATAGAGAGCATCAGCCGTAGCTGCGTTCATTGGCCGTAAGCCTTTGGGAGCTTGTCCTACAAAGGATTTGCTAAGGGCTTCCTTACGGTCGTCGTCCTCTGGGTCAATGGCAAGGTCAGTTTCGATTTCGGTGATTTCTTTTTCAGTCATTTTTTTGTTACGAGTTGAGATGTATGCGGATTGCTTCCTTTGGTGTGCCTTCGCGGAAAATAACTTGCCGCCCTGCGATGGTGCGGGTGACTTGCGGGCTTCGTTGCATTCCCGTTTTGAGCAGAACTCCGCGATTGCCGAGTGCGGCTCGGGCAGCATCGAGCGCAATGATTGCGTATTCCTCAGGCGTTACCCCGCGAGCGGCGATGATGTTATCGACGAGTTCGGTGAGATTGTGCTTAGCACGTCCCTCCCATAGAGCGGAAGCCTCTGCGCAAGTGATGCCATGCGCTGCGTCGGAAAGAGTGAAAACAAGATCGCGCTTGCCGTTTTGCTCAACCTGGTCAACGTCTATGACTTCCGCCCCAAGCGTGGCAAATGCAGCTGCGCATTTGATGTTTTTCGTTACGTGGAATGGTTTCAATTAGGTGCCGGACTCGATTAAGTCTCGGTGCTTGGATAGCGCGTGGCGGAAAGCGAAAACTTCTCGTATCCGTTATTCGTGCGGCTCTGCTCGTAGCTAGTCGGGTACCAGGTTCCCGTAGGTGCGCCGGTCAAAGCAATGGTCGTGCCAATCGTTACCGATGGCGTTCCGTTGGTCGTGCCGGACACTGACAGCGTTTCGGTTGCACCGAAAAAGGCGACTCCAACAATATCGCCATCGTTATCCGCAACGGTTGCGGATTCAGCCGCTTTGGCGTGGGACGTCCCCTCGATGATGAAGGTGGCAAAAGTGATAGCTGTGCCGAAGGCGATGGATGCGGCATTGCCCGAGGATTTGATGATAGTTGCGGCCATACCTGCCGCGAGATGTCAAATCAGATTCCGGCAACCAGCGTCGCGTGGGCGAAAATCGTGATGCTCCGAGAGCGAGTCCAAATCTCGCCGTCAAGATCGGAGGTCGAGGCGTCGGATAGAACGCCATCAATTACGATGTCCCCGTCGGTGATGGCTTCGCGGACGTAATCAGGAAAAAGCGCGTTATCTAAATCCGCACTGCCGGATTTCAATAGGGCCTTGCTCCCCTCTCCTGCCGCTTCAAGCATGAGAGTCACAGTCACTTTGTATCGGCTGGCAACGTGCAAGATTTCCTCGCCGTCGTCCACGACTTCCACGACGCAGCGCGGGAGCCCGATTACTTCCGAGTTAAGGTTTTCGGCTACGGCAAAATGGAGAATCTGGTCGGCCAGGTAATCAACCAGATTTTCTTTGAGTTGTTCGGCGAGGGAAATCATTTTGTGGAGCCGGTGGGGCGGAGGTCGAACGAGTGGCGGTTCCCGCCGAGACTCGTTACATTGTTAACACGGTAATTTTTCCCCTCGATAATTGCGAGAGCATGGACGGCGGGCGGGTCTCCTTGGATTTGCGCTTTCAATTCGCCGGACTCCTCGAATCCGCCAGAGGCATTTTCAAGCGCGTCCATTTCGCGCACCAGCAAACGAACGGCTTTGCCGGAAATCATCGCGTCCCGGCCATACAATCCAGCCTCGGAATCAAATGCTTTGCGCTGAAATGCGGCTAGTCCGGTCATGGCAATGCGAGGCTGTCAATTCCGTGATCGTAATAATGCAGCACCTTCGGAATGTGAATCTCGTTCTTCGCCAAGACTGCGGCTTGCTCAACCCAATCAGCATCTTCACCCCAATTCTTTTCCGAGAAAACGCACTGCTGCGCAAGCTCCCGCCTCCACGCGCATACGTGCCAGGGAAATCGTTTTGTGACTCCGCCAGGGTTGAACGGCTCGTTGGCGTTTTTGATGGAGAAATCCACGATTGAATTTTGGCCGTTCCATATGGCATCCTGGCGAAACGAAATGACAGAAACGTCACGCTCTGCGGCCTTGGTGATTTCGGTAATGTAATCGTTGCTGATGTCGTCGTCATCATCGCAGAACGCGACATACTTGCCGCGGGCGAGGCTCAACACTCCGTTGCGCTTTGCTCCAATAGTGCGATTGCGGTCGTCGCCGAAATAGATGACTTCCGCTTTGCCGTTGTTAATGCGCGCCAGACCGGCAAGAAGCGATGCGAGTTTTACGGCCCGCTCGGGGACGGTGGGAATGAGGATTGAGAGTAGAGGTGTCATTTTTTGATCCAGCAACGGTTTGATGTAGCGGCGACTTCAAAGGCTTCGTCCACTGCCTGCTTGACGGGGGGGTGAGGGTAGTCGTGTCCGGCGAATATCCCGCCCGGCTTGAGCTTCGGGAGCCATGCTGCGATGTCTGCCTTCACCGGTTCGTATTCGTGCGCCGCGTCGATAAACACGCCGTCAATCGCGCCGTCATCAAAGCGACTTGCCGCCTTAACAGAATCAGACTCGATGATGGTAATCATGTCATCCACGCGGGCAGCGAATATATTCGCTTCAAATTCCGACCGTATGCTTCCGCCAAGCCTATGCACTTCGGCAACGTGCGCCGGTTGGTCTTGCTCGCCCTTAAACGTATCCACGGCGAAGAGCTTGACGTTGTGCTTGCTGAGATTCTGCAACTCTTGCGCGAGGTGGATTATGCTCTGCCCTTTCCAGGCACCGATTTCGACGAACGAATCCCCGTCATTGAGTCGTGTTGCAATGGTTGTGTAAAAATCCCGATAATCACACCAGCCTTGAACGTCGTGGCTGGTTATGATCCCCGCCGTGATCCGATCAAATACAGCCTGGCCCCGCTTGTATGCTGCATCGCTATTTTGCTCGGAGTATGTCGCGTCCATCGGCTCTCCGGTGAAGATCGGGTGTCGATGTTCAAAGACTAAATCTTGCGCCGGAATTACTACGCCATCAGCGTATGCCTGCGCGGTGAAATAATTATCAGAAAACACACCAGTGAATTCTGGGTGAAACATCCAGCCTTGGTGATCGTATCGTTTACGGGTCAAGATCGCCATGCAAAGCAGGTCGTCCTTTCTGTGCCCGTCACTGATAGCTAGGACCTGAGACTTGGTAGCGTCGAGCCGCGTTCGGATTTCCTCGTCCCAATGCAGAGGCGGCAGCCAGTCGTCTGACATTTGCACAAGGATGCTCCCGTTCGCCGCCTTTGCTGCCGCATTCCACGCCGCCACACATCCGCCATTTCCAGCCAGCGCAACAGATTTGAATCGGCTCAACGGATACGACTCCTCATCACTCAGATCAAAGGCAAAAATATGCTCAATGCGGTCGGGATGCTTCGCCCGGTCGAGCCATGCTTGCCGCGCCTGGGAAGCCCTAGCGGGCCGTCCGCGCGTAGCATGGCACAAGGTGATGTCGCCGCCTGCCAGCACCCACTCGTTAAATTCCTCAACGTCTGCGCGTTTGGATTGGCTGGTCATCCGCATGGCTTGCCGGTGCAGGCTTCGCGCAAAGCTGCCGTAAAACTGGCCGCGTGTGTTCCAAGCCGCTTGTTCGGGGAACGGGCAAGCCAAACAAATCCGCGCGTAGGCTAGAGCCTTCTCCCGGTCGCCGCATGTTAGCTCAAGATTCGCCAATTCATACCACGCCTCAGCGCGGCCTGGAGCGACTTGCGTTGCCTGATGCAAGAATGATGCGGTGGTTGCGGGGTCGTCCGGCATTTGCGATATTTGCAGATAAACTTCATATCGCTCAACCGCGCCAGCTTCGGGATGCGCAAGGAATTGTTGCGCGATTTTAAGGGCTTCCGGCTTGCGGTCAGGAGTCGCCGCAAGTTCGCCAAACAAGTAAAATAAATGTCCGTGGCTGCGAAGGCTTGGGTCGAGATGCTCGAGGATGCGGAGATTCCTTTCTCGTCCAGGGGTGCGAGTTGCGAGTGGAGAATGAACCCATCGGATCTTGTCGGTGATTGCAGATTTGAGAACGGGCTTGTCGGCCCCGGTCATACACTCATGCAATGCGCCGTCCCATTTGGCTACTCCACGCCGTGCCGCCCGCTCTCGCAGGTTGTGGGCGATTCGCTGGTCTGGCACAACGTAAGGGCATTGCAGCAAATCGAAATCAGGCGGCAACACTTCCAGCATCTCGTGCATTTTTTCAATGCCTTCGCTGAGATCGTCCATGTCCGCCCAGACGATCCAGTCGCCGGTTGCCATGTTCCAAGCTTTTTGTCGGGCCGCTGCGAAATTGTCCACATGCGGCCAGTCGGGGATCGCGTTAAAGTATTCGCCGGTGATGCAGCCTCGCGCCTTGGCTATGTCGATAGTGTCGTCCGGTTCGAGCGTGCCGATTGCGCGGACAATAATTAGCTCGTCAAAATGCGGCTGGAAGTGGTCGAGAAACCGATTGATTTCGTTCTGGCAATTTCCGGTGATGCAGGCGAGAGAGATTTTCATTTAGGTTACAAATAGAGAACCCGCCACCCATAACAGGTGGCGGGTGAATGAACAACACCAATCCGTGAAAATTAATCCGTGCGCTGGATTAATCCAAGTCCAAGGCTCAGACCCACGGCAGAACCGAACAAGCACTCCATTGCGGAGTAAAGTTTGCCGGTGGCGGGCTCGAAGTATTCGCGGTATCCCATCGAGATTCCAGACTCGTCATCAGTCAAGACTTCAAACTTGTCGTAGGCTTCGGGCCGTTGCGGTTGCAAGCTGCGGACGGCGATGGCGAGAGCGTCGGGGTGGACGAGCAAGCCGACCAGCGAAATTCCGTTGATCGGAAGGACGTTGGTTTCATGGACCGACATGCCGAGAACTCGGGGGAGCTTGGCTTCGCGGACGGCTTCACTGCCGCCGTATTGAAACGCTTGGGTCATGTTGGCGTCGGCCAGGAGGGAAGCGTAGGCGTCAGCGTTGAGGATAACGCTCTCGGGCATCACGTCCCGCTTGATAACGACGGTGCGCCCGGTCCGAATGGCCGCAAGCGAAACCTGCGCAATGACAGCCGACACAACGCCGAGGCCGTAGTTGACGGTCGTGAAGTTTGCGAACAGGTCTTGCAGCACCATTTTAGCAAGCGACTTTGCTTGTTGGCGGGCAAAGTTAATCATGATCGCTGGGCTCTGGTTGGCCGCTTGGATGTCGGTGATGTCAGCGGTGACATAACGATGCTTGTCTAAGTTGACGGTAATCGAGTTGATCGTTCCGCCGCCAGCTTCGTAAGGACGGCTGGAATTAGCCGCATACGAGAAGGTCGTGGAGGTCAACGCTTCAACGCGAGGGACGATGATCGCCGAACCCTTTTGCGCGGTGACTCCCGAAAAGGAACGGGAGAATGCGGTGAGAGGTTGCAGCGTGGCAACAAAAGCTTGGAGGGCTTCCTGAAGGAAGATTGATTGGGTGTAGTTGATGGTGGCCATGATGTTTTTTTTTAAGGTTCGAGAGCGTGTGCCAAATTAGTTTTTGAGTTCCTGTTTGAGCGCGGCTGCGTTCTTGCGGTAAAATTCGGATTTCTTTTCCGGGTCGTTGATTGCGTTGAATTGCTCGGTGAGCGATTGCGTTGCAGTCTCGGAAGCGTTGACAACGGGGAGGATGCTTGCGACCGCAACGCCGAACGAACGCTCAAGGCGCATGCGGTCGGTCTTCTCCTTATCAAGCTCGGCGGTGAGAATGGAAATGCGGTTGGTCATGTCGGAGATTTTCGCAACCATCGCATCAACACTTAGTGCGGCGACAATGGCGGGTTCGACGGGAGCAACTGGCTCAACCACTGGATCAACCACTGGATCAACCACTGGATCAACCACTGGCTCCACAACGGGAGCGGGTTCAACGGGGGCGATTGGCTCAACAGCGGGATCGGGTTCAACTGCGGTAATTGGTTTCGTGACCATACCGTTTCTAAATGTGTCAAATCTGCCGCGCATTTGTGCGGGACTCAGGACAGCGACGGCGGCTGGCGTTTCGGAAATGCCGTCACAAAATCCAAGCGCGATTGCCTCAAGTGGGTTGAGCCAGGTTTCGGCTTCCAGCATCGCGTTAATTTCCGGCTCACTCATTCCGGTTTTTTTTGCGTAAACATTCACAAGCGACTTCTCGAACTTCTCCAGAAGGTCCGCGTCCTTGCGAAGATCAGCTGCGTCACCCATCGAGATTGTGCTTGCCCGGTGGACCATCATCATTGCGCCTTCGGCCATGTAGCAACGATCCGCCGCGCAGGCGATTACTGATGCCATAGATGCAGCGAGACCGTCCACCCATGCCGTGAAGCCGCCTTGATGCCGTTTCAGCGCGGAGATGATCGCCGTTCCGTCCGTGATACTTCCGCCTGGGGAGTTGAGTCGAAGGTTAATGTGACCTTTGATTCCGGCGAGGTCTTTGATGAACTCCTTGGCAGAAATACCCCACGCGCCAATTTCATCATAGAGCGTAACTTCTGCGGGCTCGTCGGTTTTTGTAGTAATGGCATACCAGTTCATACCGCCGCCGGTGGTGTCAAAGTCTCAGCATCATCAGGGGCCGGTTGCGCTGGCAGCATCGGGGCGGTTCCGGGAGCGGGGGGGAACACTTCCTCAACGGTGAGTTCTACGCCTTCCTCTGCCGCAATTTCGTCAACCATGCGTTTACGTACGGCGGCATTACGGATGATGTCTTCGGTCTCAGCTTCGCTGTCTTGTCCCAATTCGTTGAAATATCGCTGAGTGCTAAGTAAGCCCGCGCGCACAAGGTCGAGTCGCAGCTTGCCATCGCGGCCAGTGTCCACGGTGAGCCGCTGCGGGGCGATCCAGTCCGACCGCCACCAGTCATCACCGGGATATGAGAGTTCGCCGGCTTGGATGCGGTTCCAAATCCAATACCGCCAGAAGCGACGGCAAAACTGAAACTCCAAAACCTGCCGGATGTCGGAAAAGAAAACCTCAGCGTCTTGCAGGATGTGACGAGCAACGGCCCCACCAACGCCTGACATATTCCAAATGAGTTCAGGTGAAATGCCTGCCGCCCACGATATTTCTCTCACCATGAATTCCATCCACGGCGCAAAGTTTACGTTGGGCCGGTCGAAGGTGTGAGCCGATAGTTTCTCGCCAGGCTTGAGTTGCACGCTTCCGGTGCCAGCGGTAAGCCGATCAAAGGTGACTTCTTCTGTCGTGCCGCTGGTCGTCTTGCGCATGGACGAGCCAAGGCCGATATTCCCGGCGTCCTGCGACTCAATGACGATGCCGATTTTGCTGTTTAGATTTGCCGCGAGTTGCTCGTTTTCCAGCATGGTCCGCAAATCTTGGATGCGCGAGACGGACGAGCAAAGCCAAGTGACCCCGCGAAGGAATCCATATCGGTGTAACTTGCGGATGTGGATCATGTCCCCGGCGGGAACGTCGGTCACGGCCCCGCGCTGGTCGGTAGGCGAGGAAAGCACGCGATAGGCGACTGGCTTGTTGTCGTCATTAACTTTCACGCCGTCATGCCAGCCGTTCTTGTCGTCATCATTGCTCTGGTTCCCGACATATTCAGCCGTGATAAACCTAGCCATCGCGCTCCCGTTTTCGCTCTTGGCGAGTTGGGCAAAAATTTCTCCATCCGTCACCATCTGCTCAACGATCATGCGTTGCGCTTCGTAAAAATTGACGGCAGCGGATTTGTCGAAGGCGAAGGCGTCGGTGGCAACGCGGTCCTCAAAGAGCCGTTCCGCTTGCTTGTTCCATGCGCGGTCCGCTGTTCGCGCCTGTGGCACAAGCCCGTTGCCGACTGAATATCGCGAGATGCCGCGGACGATTCGTTGCGCGAGCCCGGAGTTGTTGAGAAGCCACCGGGCCGACTTCATCATCTTGATACGATCCCACGCGAGAAGCTCATGCTTCGCCTCTAAGCTGGATAGGTATATCTGCGGGCGATTGTAGGTTGGGGCCGTTTCCTCGAAGCTGCGGGCCTGGGGGTCTTTGCGCTTGCGACCTGCGCCGGGTCGTGCGCCGCCTCTCTTTGATTTAGGTTTGATTTCGTCCACGCCCTGCGCGGACTGTCAAAGCCTAGACGGTCAATGCGGAATCAGTCGCGCGTGAAAAGTCAGCGCGGACAAATACCCTGCGCGGAGCAACGGCGGTTACAACCGGCGAGATGCTGTCGAGGATGTCCCCGATGGCTACCAATAGATCGTTGGTGGACAAGATCATCACGCCGCTACTGTTCGCGCCATCAAAACCAGATGCGGTGATTTCAACGGTAGATTCACCGCGCAAATTTGCCGCCGCCGCCTTGTCGGAAATAGCCTCGATTGCGTCGAGGGTGATCTTGCCTTGAGCGTATCGGCGCAGGATGTGCCGTTTGATTCCGGTGATGTCAGCCATGCACGGAGCAGGCTGTCAAAGTCCTATGCTGCCTTGTTGCCGGAGAGCTTGGCGAGTTGTTGCGCCGCGTGTGCGATCTTGAAAAAGGCTGAACCGGGGAGGGGCCGCATGTCTCTTTGCCTAAGCGCACGTTCTTTGTTACGTGCTCTGCTTTCAGGCTTCGATAAATATGCACGTTTTCGCGCCTTGACTTCGGGCTTGGCTTCATACTCACGCATCCGCGCACGCATCAGCTTTTTGTTCTCGGGATTGGCGTAATGCGCACGCCTTTGCTCGCATCTCCGTGCCTTGACCTCATGCGCGGACAGACATGCGTGGACTCGATCCCTGGGTCTGGGTCTTAAATTGGCTTTATTCACACGCTCTCGTCTTAGCTCGCGCTTACGCGCCTTCCTTTCGGGCTTGGCGTCATACTCACGCGCCCGCGCTTTGGCTTCTGGCTTAGCCTCATTCTCACGTCTTCGTGCCCTGTTCTCGGGCTTGGCTGCATACTCTCGCAAATACGCCTTGACCTCAGGCGTAGCGGAATACCGGAGCATGTACTCGCGCTTACGCGCCTTCCTTTCGGGCTTGGCGTTATTCTCACGCCTCTGATCTCGCATTCGCGCCTTGTTCTCAGGCTTGGCGCAATACTCTCGATTGTATTCTCGCTTCTGCGCTGTTTGCTCGGCCGTGTAAACCCGCTTCCTCATTCCATCTCAACCAAGATGCGGGCAATCTGCGTGGCGGTAAGCTCGCATCCCCGATTGAAAATGCACTTGCGCCCGCGAACGGTGTAGGGGTTGGTCACGTGCTCAATCGGAGCCATGATGCGGGCGTCCTGCGCCTTGGATGTGATGTATGCTTTCTGGCCGCCAGCGTCACGAGTGATCGTATCATCAAAAACTTGCCGACATTGCGACGGGGTAAGGTTGGCCGCCGAGACTTTCAGCGTTTCGGTTTTGCCGTTGTTCTCAATGATAACGTCAACGCCGCCGTCGTGAATGCGTCGCTGTTCGGAGAAGGGCAGGCGAGTCATGTATTTCGCGGCAGGGTATTCGCAGATCAACAGTTCGTGGAGCAGAAGCCCGCGCCCGATTTGCTCAAACCGGGTGAGCGTTGCGACGGTGATGCTTGCCCCGCACTGCTCCGCGACTTCATGAAGCGAGAGCCCGCCGTCAACAAGTTCAACGAGAACCTCCCCGGCTTTTTTCCAACACTCCGCGCCATGACTGACAAGCTCAGTGAAGGTTTGGATTGATTGTGATGATACGCTAATTGCTGTCGTGTTTTTCATTTTGGTATGGTTTCTATTTGGTTTTTTTCTGCAAATTTATTCGAGCTTCCCGCCCATCTGCACAAACATTTGCACGATAGGCCGTATCCGCTCGATCAAAATATCCTGCTGCGCTCTCGGCGCATTGGCGAGATCGTGCTTGTCCAGGCTGCGGCCAATCTTGATTACGCCGTCGAGCACGTCAGAGAGCCAGCCGTCAGGTGGAGTAATCCGCTTTGCGTCGCCGGTAGATGATCCGGTCAGGATGAGTCCCGCGCTCTTGTAGATTTCGCGGTATGCTCCCATTGCCTGCGCGGGGTCGGTGAACGGCTCGGGGTTTGCCTTGGCGAATCGCATGTAGTTGCCTGCGGTCGAGGCGTCGAAATCAAGAACTGATTCTTGATTTGCTTTGCCTTGCGCCGTTGCAAACAGCCCCAGCCAATCCCCGTGCCGCGTGTCCTGCTTGAGCTTGGCGAGGTAAACGCCCATCTCTCGGATCGCGTTTGCCGAGTCCAGGCAGTTCTGCTCAACGCTCACCTTCAGCGTCCCCAACAGCATTTGGCGCGTGTTAATTTCTTCGATCAGGGATTGATTACTAACGGCGATTTGGTTTTTCATTTTATGCATTTTTTAAATCTGGATTGGCTGAAAGTCTTTCTGTCTTCGCGCAACTTCTGCCCCATGCCCGGGGGAAGGTGAAGGGCC